GTAACATTGGGGTTCAGCGTACTACTGATGGGCGCCAAATCTTCCCGCGTCGTCTGACGGTCATCACTAAGGCGCTGTTGCGTGTTGTATTGTCCCTGCTGGGACTCACGCAACGCAGTAACCTGTTCTGGCGTCAAATCCAATTCGCGGGCACGATCCAACAAGAACCCGCCAAGAGAGTTCACACCCGGAACACCCGCCGCCTGATTAAGAAGAGTTCCAAGCGCAATACTGACCGCACCAACCGGACCCGTAGCCAGTGCCATAAGCGCATTCATGGTGCCGGAGTCGTTCGTTATCATTTCGAAGTCACGGACAGGATCACCAGTGCTAGTTATAGCACCTCGCCCAACCGTGGTTGGCAACCACTCCCCATCACTGTTTTCCCAAAACCTTTGGTCCTCATTTAAAACAGGAGGCGCTTCAGGGCGCGTCCGCATCGGCTGAAAGAAGCGATGCTCGCCAGGCGCATCATACGTCGCAACAGGGCGAAGAAGCGGATTAAACTGCCAGGACCAAGTATCAGACATCAGCTATCTTCCTCTTCATCGTCGCCCTGGGGCAACATCACCTTCGCCATCAAAACCGTCTCGCGCTGGCGCTTGGTCATCGGCTTGGTAATCGGCCCACCAACTAACCACGCGCTACAAGTGCGCGATGCCGCACATTTGAACTCCAACAATTCACAATAGCCCAAGTTCGCCGCCTTAGATACTTCGGGCGCATACGTCTCATCGTTGCTCTCTTCCCCCTGGATGGGCGCAATTACCACACCGCATCGTCTTAGCCTCATCAGCAGACGTATTCCATTCCTGCGCCCGGAGTTTCCAGAAGAAGTCATCCTCGCTATTCGGGTTCGCAGGACCATAACCAAAGTCCTTAAACGCCCGATCACGGTACTCCACATTCTCTTCAAGATCATAGGTTGCCTTCGGGCACTGCATCAAACCAACTCCGTAACCGAAATAATCGGGTTACCCGCACCACCGCCCTTAATCGCCGCCAACTTCCAGCCAGGCTTTACAGCAAAAATCTCAACCCAGTTGGCGGGTAAAAGAGAGGATTGGTCCGTAGCTGTAGGGTTATCGTCCTTTAGCTGGCGGCTCATTTCTTCTTCCTCGCGGCGCGCATATTGTCCACAAGATTAGGATAAGGGCGCCCCGCCGCCTTCGCCATCGCCTTGGCGGAAGCCTTCTGCTTGGGCGACATCTTTTTGTCGCCCTTCGTCGGGTCTTTGGTTTCCCAAACAGGCTTCTTCATTTCTTCTTTCCCTCGTTCCGGGCAGAAATAGCCTTGGCCTTCGCCTTGGCATCCGCCTTACTGGAAGCGCCCCACGCCTGCAATGATTTCAGCAGGCGCGTCGGTTCACCCTTCGCATCACGCTCCGGTCCCGGCATATTACCCATGCGCGCCAGGAAACTAGCCCGGCGGGGATTGTCCCCCGCCTTCACCGGCGCCTTCAAATTAGAACCCGGATTAGCCGCCTCATAAGAACGACGGCCAGCCTCATTCAAACCACCACTGGGGTTCTTTCCGGCTTCCCGCGTCCAGGCTGGGGATTTCATTGCTGCATCTCCTGGGCGTCCGCCATCGCGGCGCCAGCGCCAACAGTGCCAAGCAGGCCAAAACGCTTTAAAATAGATGAGAATGGATTATCAGATAAATCTTCAGCGAGATTTTTACTGGCCTGACGCATTGCTTCTTTTTCTCTTAAAAGAGACAATTCATCAGTGCTTCGCATAGGATTGTCAGCTAAATCAGCAGCTAATCTATCTACATCCTGTTGACGCAAATTAGGTCTGGCGCGAGCCGCATTTACTTGCGCTATCATAGCATCATCCAACGCATAAGCCTCTCTCATGCGCTGGGCATCTCGGATACCGCGCCCAACCATCCCCGCAATAGGAATGGCCCCCAGCAACCCCGCCCCCATGGCGCCAGCACCGCCAACCATGCCGCCAATATCACCACGCAGGGCCGATCTGCTGATCTGTTCCGAACCCGCTAAGGCATCCTGCAAAGCGCCACCCGGAGTTACTGCTTGAGCGACATCCGCTGTAGCCTGCAACGGATTAGACCGCACATAATCATAAGCCTGACTCAACAACCCAGGCAGGATAGAAAATAAGAACCTCTGCCGTGGATCAACCGTTTCAGACATTGCAGCCCTCAAAAATCATGTCCAAGGCCCCAATCGGCAACCGCAACACAACCGCCGCCGCATCCATGACCCCGTAGCTAAATAACACATTTTCCGGGGTAATTACCAACCCCGAATTGAACTCTATCTGCTCCGCCTCAAACAAGAAAATGGGAGATACCCTGGTCACATCCCAAGTATCCGCATCATACTCCACCAGCCGGTGCGCGTAATAAATCGGCTTCTTGCCATTCTTCTCGCCAAAACGGCGATGCAAACAGGTAACCAAACGGCCCTTATGCGGTACAATCTGGCTGGAACCACTCCACCCCACCAAATCTGCCCGACCATCCCCGTAAAACATGGGTTCTAACACCGGGCTACCACCAAACTTGTACACAGAAACCGGGCAAAACCAATGCACTAGCTTCAAATCTTGCCCATCTACATAAATGCCCCAGTTCTTTTCCTTTTTCTCGCCATTTGGCGACAAAAGCACCTGTTTCTCCGTCATAACCGGGGAAACTGGCGCCAAAACCATCGTGTTTGCATCATTTCGGCTGGAATGCCCGCTGGCCAAACCCCACCAGCCCCCTTTCCAGGCAAACAGCCGCATATCCTCCAAGCCGTCTTTGCAGACGGGGGACTGCCTGATCTCCGTATCGTCGATCTGGACCGCCGATAATTGCACCAAGCTGGCGGTATCCATCTCCACCAGCCAATTTACCGTATCCGGCGCGCTGCCCTTGATCCAAATAGAGCCACTGGGCAGAAGACGATAGTTCAACGTGCGAACCACCGCCCTGATCTTGTCCCCATCCCACGCAATCGAAGGATTACAAGCCGCCAACTTAGTCGGCAGCTTGATCTCCACACGCTCCGCGCCAGGAAACTGGCTTAAAATCATGCCACCTTCTCGAACAACATCAGCGTATTCCGGCCCCAAGGGGCTGGCTTGCGCCGCGTTGTCTCCTGAAACATCGCCGTTTCCACCACCAGATTACGGAAACCATGCTGGCCAAATTTCTCTATCCAGTATTCCGCCGTCTGCTCATTTACATGATGGTGCCCGCCCTGGCCCGGCACCGCATGACACATCAACACCCGATCCGCACACCGCATGGTAGCAAACCAGTTATCCTCATACTTGGCGTCAACGTGTTCCACGAACTCCGTCGATATACACAAGTCAAACCGCTGCCCAATGTCCAGCGGTCCCTTGGTGTAATCATGCAAGATAATCGGGCCGCACTTCGCCTTCAAAATAGCGTCGGGGTGCCCCTCTACCCCCAGCACCCGACACCCCATGTCCTGGAACCACTTCAGATTGACCGCCGTTCCACACCCGACATCAATCACAGACTCAACGCCATACTCCAGCAGCAGCCATCCCCAGATATCCGGCGTGAACGTGTGCCCGTCGCCTTCCTCATAGTAGCCGCCCAAATGCGCCATCTCGTTCATGCGTGAACCTCGCTCGACATTTTACCCTGCAACGTCAACTGACTGACCAGTTCGGGCAACACCGTCAGCACCTTCAACTTAGGCAACACCTTCTGCTCCAGCAAAATATCAACCGGTGTATTCGCTGGCTTGGTATGCTCAATCAACGTCGGAATGGCCCTGGCGCGCCACCAAATAGCCGCCGTGCAAAGCGGATACCGCACATCCCACAATTCATCCCTGTGCTTGCGCTTCCACTTCTGGTCATCCACGCAGCAACTCTGCAAGTAAACCCCATCCACATCATCATCCACCTTGGCGCGGATAGCAGCCCACCTTTCCAGAAAGTTTTCCGGTAATACTACATCATCCTCGAACACCATAAACTCGTCCGCTTGGTCATGCTCCGCCAGGTTCCACGCCATGTGATGGCTCAACACCAAAGCCGTAGCACCACGCGTCACAAAGTAATCCGAGTGCATCGGTATCTCAGACTTGATCTGCATCGACTTGCCGTAGATGCCCCAGACCCAATTGATTGGGACACCTTCGCGCTCAAATTCTTGTTTCACACGCGCCGTGCGCTCAGGCGTCTCACGCAGCGAGATACAATAATACCTCACACAACCCCCTTCACATTGCGCCGCAATGGCTGGCCCCACTTCAAAGAATACCCACCACCACTGACCACCGCCGCCGTGGTGGCGAAGGTAAGACAGAAGGCGTCCGCCTTGTCGGGGCTGCGCCCTAACCGCCGCTTCATCTGAGACTTCGGCTCGACCTGTATTTTGCCCGCACTCGTCACCGTGTACAGCGGACCACACAACTCATCCACCAAAGCCTCATCATTCGGAATGGTGCAATCCCGCGCCTCAAACCACTCCCTGGCCTTCCACCACAATTCATCCCTTAACCGGCTGAACCGGTGCCCATCCAAGGCGGGCAACTCCGCCACATTGATCCCACGGACGGGGAGATTGAGTTCTCTAAGCCGATCCACCACACCCGCACCAAGACCAATCACATCGACCAAGATTTCCTGGGGGCGCATATTGCCCGGCGTCGCATCCCACTCGACCTTAATCAAACCACACGTTTCCATCAGGTCTTTGCCGCGCCACATCTTGATTGGTTCGGTGATCGCATTGCCCCGGCGCTTGGCCAAGGTGGTACTGTCATCGCCAAACCGCGCCACATCCAAGCCCCACACCATAGGCGCCGTTTGGCTTGGCGCAACCTGGCGCGTGGTGGCAGTTTCTATAAGATGTCGCGCAATAAGAGCATCATCATCTCCAGCAGGAAACTCTCCAAGAACGCGTACACGATACTGATTTGACCCATCACCATACTGCGCCACCATGTCCTCTAAGAAAGCCTTGTCCACCGTATCCGCATCGTGACAACTGACCTTCTTACCCCACCACCGCTTGCGGTTCTTGTTGAACGCATCATAGAAATAGCCTGTGGTTCTGGTGGGGTTCCCGGTCATTACCACCTTGGCGCCTTCGGTAGATAACGCGCCCTGGCCAACCTCAAACACGATGTCGGGAACGCCAGACGCCTCGTCAATCACAAAGAGAAGGTTCTCACTGTGGAACCCCTGCAAGGCTTCCGGCTGCTCCCTTCGGCTGGTGCGCGCCACCGCAAAGCTATCGGGGACGCCAGCCAACTCAATCTTGTCTGATTTGATCTCCAGCAGGCGCCGCATTCCCTCGGGCAGCTTGCGGTGCCACTTCCCGATCTCAGACCACAAGACATCAGATAACTGGTGCGCAGTGTTGGCGGTGCAGACGACCTTGGTTGGCAATCTGGTAAGCAACCACCACAACACCAGCCAGGACAAGAACGCTGTTTTGCCTACGCCATGGCCGGAGCGAATCGCCACACGGTCATTACTGGCGATGGCCCTAAGAGCGTCCGCCTGCCACCTTTGCGGGGTAGCGCCAAGCATGGATTCGACGAACAACACCGGGTCTGTCGCCAGTTGCTCGATGATCGCGGCCTGTTCTTCGGGTGTCGGGGCAGCGGGGGCAGCAGGGGGTGGGGGTGTTTCAGACCATTTTCCTGATGTCGGGAAAATGGTTTCGGC